CTGCCCAGGGCTAACGCAGGAATTTCCTTCTTTTTCCCCCCGCCCCGGCCCAGGGGCGGGGCTCTTTTATGGGCTTTGCCGTAAGGCGTGCCCTCCCGCGCCGAGGGGGGAAACGCGGGAACTACCAGTGAGCAAGCGCAAGCTGTTCCGCCAGATCAGGCGGGGCCGTTTCCAGGTGAATATGCTGCTCCGCAATATGAGTACTTTTGTTTTGGTTTGTTGTTTTGCTGTTGGCGGTGTTAATAATGCCGCCGTCCAGCGGGGCCTCCGCGCTGTTGGAGGCAAGGCTCTGGATAACCGGCCCTTGCGGGGCATCCACTGCCGGCGCGCCCCCGCCTATGAGGGACTCGGCAAATTCTGAGGCCTTCCAGTTTTTAAGGTCTTTGCCCGCCTCTATCCCTACCTTGTCCAAAAGCCAGCCAATGGAATTGACAAATCCCTCCAACGGCAACAGGGCGGAGGAAATCACCAGCTTTAGCAGTTTTGTCCAGGTGTAGTCGGTAAAAAGGGATGTAACCATGTTCCAGCGTTCCTCGAGCATTTCCATAACCGCTATAAGCGGGGCTCCCCACGAGGTATCCGCGAAATAGGCCTTTAAGTCGTTCCAGTAAAAAATCACCATCCCGATAGCGAGGGCAATGCCCGCGATTACCGCGATTATGGGGTTTGCCAGCATGATTGCCCCAAGCTTGGCAAAACCCGCGCCAAGCAGCTTGACCAGCCCGAGCATTGATTTCCATTGCGCGCCAAGCGCGATAGAGGCTATTTGGTGCAAATGGTATGCAGCCGTGAGTACACCGACCACACCCGCCACAGAAACAAGCGCAAGGCCCACATACCCAAGCACCCGGGCGACGTTGGGGTATTTATCCACCCACTTGCTCACAATGGCGAGGTTGTCCGTTGCCTTGTTCGTCCACCGCTCCAACGTGGGGAGAAGCTTTTGCATAAAGCTCGCCCGCAGATAGCCGACTGTTTCATTCCACCTAGCAAAAGCGTCCGAGTTGGCCCGGGCGCGTTCGCGTACCCCGGCAAGGCTCGTTACCTTTTTAACGTCCGTAACAGCCTTGGAAAGCTTATCCCCTTGTTTGAGCAGGGCGTTCAGGGCCTTGCCCGCGTTTTCATCGCCAAACACCTTGCCCAGCTGCGCCTGTTGCGCCTCGGTCAGCGTGTCGCCATATTTGGCTTTTATCTTGTCGAGGATCTCGGGCATGGCGAGCATATTGCCCTGGCTGTCCTTGAACGACATACCGAGGCGGCGTTGCGCTTTTTCCGCCCCGGCAAGGATGGCGGCATACCCTTTTCCGGCATCCGCGCCGCCCATATCCTTTTGCAGGGCCGCAAGCACGGCCATTTGTTCGCCCGCGTCAATGCCCGCTTTAACGCCCTTGTTGCCAAGGGCCGTAAAACTGGCGGCAAGCTCCTCGCTTTTGGTGTGAAAGGTTTTTGCAACAAGGTCTGTTTGCCCGGCCAGGATTTCCGCCCACCGGCTCTTGCCCATGCGGTTCGCCTGTGCGGTGAAAATGCCGTACATGGACCCCATGTACGCGGTGGTATTTTCCACACTTGAGCGGCCAGCCTTGGCGAGCAGATTGGCGGTTGCCGTAAAATCCGCAAGCTCGCGCGCGGAAAGATCATGCAATGCCTGTTGCATATTGACGGAAGAACGGATTACCTCATTCGCGCTTATGCCGTACTGGATTGCCAGCTTTCCGGCTTCCTGCTGCAAAAGGCGCAAGGCCTCCGCGTCCGCGCCCTCGTGCCCGGCATGCGCCAGTGCCCGGTTCATTTCCACGGCCGGGGCCACAAGAGCCTTGATGGATTGCCCCGCAGCATACGCCGCGGCACCGGCAATGCCCATTCCCTTAAAGTGCTTTTGGATAGTGCCCGCGGCTTTCCGTATGGTGTTATGCATACGGCCTATCTGCGCCGAGGCTTTATCCTGCACCCCGATTTGGAATTGGAGTTTTTCAAGCTTGGTGGCCATGCGGTTACCCGTTAAATGCCCTTATTATGGCGTTGGTGAGCGTGGTTTGCATGTTTTGCCAGTAATCATGCTCAAGAAAAGCGGCCTCGGCCATGCACTCAATATCTATTTCGCGGCCGGGGAAATGCTTCCGGCAATACACCGCCAGTTGCGAAAAACCCGGCTCCCGCAACCGGGCAACCCGCCTATCTACTCCCCCGCGATAATCTCCAGATCCGGCGCGAATTGCTCTACAAGCTCGCCGACGATCTGCATACATGCGCCAGGTAGGGCGAGGATCTCCCTTAACGCGTCCTTGTCTTCCGGCTGAACGGCGCGCATCAGCAAATTGCTCGCGGGGCCGACCTTTTTTGTCATCTGCATTTCGTCGATATACTGGTTATACAGCGTCGGCGTCATGGCGAAGACAATGCGGGTTCCGTTGATGGTCAGGGGGATATTCTTTTTCATGGGCTACTCTCCTCGTGTTCCCTCATAAAAAGGGGGTTGTCGTTACGGACGATGATCCCGGGTTTTTCCACCGGGAGCGGGATCCGCTTCCCCGGGGGGTTCCTCCGGTGTTTCCGGGGGCGTTCCGGCCGCGTCGCCCCTGATGAACTTGGTAAAGCGGAACAACGCGCTATCCAGGGCAATGCCGCCGCTGTACCCGGTAAGGGCAACGGAGGCCAGTTTGATGCCTTCGGAAAGGTCTGATCCGTCAAGAATCCAAATGGTGACAATGCCCGAAAAAACCGAGCACAACGCCCCGCTGATGCTGGACTTTACCGATTTGACGCCAAACCGGGCGGAGCGGACAATAAACCCGACCAGGGCGACAAGGGCCGGATACCAAAGGTCTGTCAGTGTGTTCACTCTTCTTCCTTGTTGCCGGTTTCCCGGGTGACTATTGCCGCAACCGCGGCTTTATCCGCATTGGCCTCGGCGAGCGCGCTTTCCAGATCTTGCGCGTACTCCACAAGATCGCCGAGCAGTTCGCCCTTCCATTCAGGGGCCGGGGTTGGCCGGAGCAGGAAGCGCGGTACGCTCGGAAACTCCGCGATTGTCACGGCCGAGCAACCCCCCGCCGCCACGCAAAGCAGGATGCAAAGGGGTAGCAAGCTGTTCCTGCAAGGAAGGATCCTTGCGGGCCGCTTCTTTTGTGTCTTGCCGTGTTTGTTGCCGGTCGGTTTGAATTTGTTCACGTTCCCCCCGCAAGACCTCGAGCGCGTCGTCAATCTTTTTGCCGAGATCCTCAAGCCGCTTTATGGTCGCCTCTTGCACCTCGAGCTTTGCCTGTTTTTTCACGCTATCCGCGACGGCATCGTTCGCCCTGCCCATCTGCCAAAGGCCAAACCCGGAAAGCACGACAAAAAGGAGGGCAAACCCGGCATATTCTTTCATCTGGCGGTGTCCTTCACCCGGCCCCACCATGCGGCGGCATCAAAACAGGGGCAGTCCTTCCGGGCAAAATCCCTGTGCCCCGCAACCCGCGCTTGCGGGTACTTGGCGGACAAAGCGGCAACAAGATGCTCAAGGTTTTGCCATTGCGCCGGGGTGAAGTTGTTTTCCGCCTTGCCCGCGTCATTCACGCCGCCAACAAGACAAATACCGATGCTGTCCAGGTTGTGCCCGGCTGTGTGCGCGCCGGATGTTTCCAGATGACGGCCCGGCTCTGTGGTGCCGTCCCGCCGAATGACAAAGTGATACCCGATATCCGCCCACCCGTTTTCCGCAACGTGAATGTTGCGGATCCAGGCCGCGCCGATATCCATGCCCGGCCTGGTGGCCGAGCAATGGATAATTATTTTTTTGATGGTACGCACAAACATCACGCCGCGTTGGAGATAAGCCCGGCTATTTCGTCCTGCCCGAGATAGGGAACGCCGTTGATATGGACAAAATCAGGCGACGTAATCATGTATTGCAGCTTGGTAACGTGCTTTGCCGCGCCTTCGTTCTGGTTGATGGCAAGGAGCGATTCCAGCTTGAACTTGCACCCGAAGGCCTCCACCTTCATTTCCTCGCCACTTGCGGTTTTGGCGTAAAAAAGGATGTCAAAGGTCGGCAACTGCCGCCACGAACCCGCGTTTTTTGCCGCTTCCCCAAGAATTTTAACGGCCAGGGCGTCAAGATCCATGTCGCCTGTTGCGCCAACGGCCCCGGCAACCCACCCGTTGGGAACGCCGTTATCTTTCGCAACTTCGATATTGTCCTCTATGCCGAGGGTTGCTTGACTGACCGTAATGGCCAGGTCGCCGACCGTAATGGAAAAATCTTTCGCGCCTATTCTCTGGCTCATAGTTGCACCTCAAAAGCGGCAAGGCCGCGCTTATGCGTAGTTGGTAAGATCGAGCAGCAAGTTACACGTTATTTCCTTGGGGCAGTTGTACGGCCGGGCGGTTATCCAGATCTCGACCTTGTATTTTGTGATCCAGAAAATATTGATCGCGTCCTCGGCCGGGGGATGGATTTCCCCAGGGAAGGGAATACCCATGACGGTACGGGTTTTGCTCATTTCCCGCAGGGGGCGCGCAAAAAACATCTTTGCGGCCGCGATGCTGGCCGGGGTTTCATTAAGGGTTCTGTCACCGATTCTGCCAACTGCCAGCGGATATACCCGGCGCATGCACTTTTGAATGACGCGCAAATTTTCAATGGATTGGAAATCACCCCCGGGCACGTCGAGAACGTTGCCGTCCGCCCAATAAATGCCGGGGTAGCTCGGGTACCATTGCGGTACGGAAAAACGGGCCTTGTCCAGGGCGTCAAGGGTGGCCATATCAATTGGCTGGCCGTTTTTATCGCGGGGTTTGTCGCTCCATACACCGACAAGGGGGCCTGTTTTTACCCGCATGGGGGTATCGGCCACGGTAACGGATTTATCGCACAACCGCCCCATGTAGGTTCCGAGTTCCGTGCCCCAGTTGTTCGCGGTTATTGTCACCTGATCCGCCGCAATATCCTTGAGGATCGGACGAACGGCCGTAACATACTGCGCCCAGGTTTCAGTTTCCGCATCAATGCCGCGCACGGACCCGGCCAGGAACACCGGGGCCATATGCCGCGCCATGATGCTTTCGCCCTTGGCTTGCATGCGCTCCACCTCGGAACTTGCGGCAATGGGATCGGTGCGCACAATGCCCTCCACCACTTGCTCCTCCAGGGCAAAGTCCACGCCGTCCTGCCAGTCCGCATCGTCCGCCAGGGGCAGAACCGCCGCGTTCCAGTTCTGTTTGCCGTTGGCTTGCGCGGCCGCGACCTGTTTTTTCAGGGTGCAGTCGCCAAGGCCGAGCACGGCGTCGAGATCGGTTTGCGCGTTGACGGCCAGGAGGTTGCCCTCGTTTTCGCCCCCGCCTTTGCCGATGAAAAGGAGGTAGTTCTCTATTTCCGTCAACGGGCCTTGCAACAAATTGAGGTTGTTAACTTGTACGGTTCCGAGCATGGTGTTTTCCTTATGCGTTGCCCTGTTTGGTTGCCTGAATAATGCTTCCCGCCATTTTCGCGGTAAGCTCCTCTGCCCGTTCCGGGGTTACGCCCAAAAAGTCGCGGGCCGGCCCTTTATCGTCCCATGATTGTTTGCCCCTGGCCTTGCCGGTTCGCATCATGCGGAGGATCAGCCCGGCTTGCCCGAGCGTGAACATCTTCTGCAATTCCTTGGATGTTACCCGCTTTGGGGGCTTGCCCTTGCGGGGCAGTTTAAACCCTTCACGGAGCAGGGCCCTTGCCTGTCTTTCCGTGCATTGCGCGTCATAATCCGGGGTGCCGTAAACACTCCGGGCTTTTTGGGCTGTC